CTTATTTTGGGAATGGCAGTTATTTAGCCCCCCGTTAAATTAAAATCGGCCACTACCCTAACCTACAAAGGTTCCCAAAAGCGATAGATATATTATTCGCAATTAAAAAAAATTTCCGAGAAAAAAAATGCCTCCAGAGAAAAAACTCAGCAGACAAGATCGAAGAGTATGGTGTATCGAGCAGTTGATTCGCTATGAAGGTCTCTTAGATAATCGTATGTACGAATGTGCAGACCATGCAGCGTCCGTTCTTAATGTAGAGACTAAGGAAACGCTATATACGTTATGGACAGATTGGAAGCGTAGAAATCCGACACCATCTTACCACCAAATTAATCGTATGTAATACTTATGTCACACCGTTTCACAACTAAACTCGATGAGGATGATTATGGAGATCTTATATTAACAATACCTTATGAAATCTGTGAAGAGTTAGGTTGGAACGTTCAGACAGAGTTACAATTTGAGTTAGGTGATGAAGGTAACAGTATTATATTGAAAAAGGCGATTGACTAAAATATTAATTACAACTTTCGGAGAAACCATACAGTGTATGTATACAAAATGAATTTTACAACATTATGGATGAAAAACAACTAGCAGAAGCATTAAATACTCTTAATGAGTGTTTAATTGTGATTGGTAAGCGTCTAGATGCATTGGAAACTTATGTTCAAGAGATTCCTACACCAGATAAGACTCTTTATAAACCAGAAGGTGAGACAGATTATATGACTCTTAAACAAAACTTAGATTTCATTTACGAAAGATTAGACAACCTAGAAGAACATGGGATGTAAAACAGGACTATCAAATGGAGGATGTAGTGGAGATAATCTACTAGACACGTCATGTAACAAATATGATCCCAAATCAGGTGGTGTAACGTTTACTTATACAGAATATCCTCAAAGTCCTATCCGATCAGGCAGTCACAATGTGCCTAGTAGAGAGGCAAACTTTGTAATGTATGATAGTATCAGTACAACGTCCACTGTCACTGCATCTAATTGTGGAAAGATTCAATTAGATCACCCTTGTGATGATGAGGCAAATGCAAAAATAACCTTTGATTACTATCCATCTCAACTTTCATTTGATTTTGCCTATTCTGATCGATTCTTTGCATACTTATACGATACTTCTAATAAAGGTGGGATAGTAGGAACACCTTGTTATCATATTGAGGATGGTGTAGGAACTACAAGTGGTGGAAGTAATGATGGTAATGTAGCAACTTCTTCTAATTGTTACCCTTGTTCTGGTTTTACTTGTACACCTGCAACCACAACACTCTCATATACTTGTAATAATGATTATACTGGCGATCCAGACTGCCCTCATCCGTCGTTGTTCGGGTTTGGATCCACAAGTAATAAGGTGGCATTCAGTTATGATGCATTATCTTCTCAATTACCTAACGGAGTAACTGACTTTAGTTTCTCTTACGATGGGGTAACTTACGCTGATGCATGGAATCAGACCACTGAGGATGGCATTCCGTATACTTCGACACAAAATCCGTGGCAAAGTGGGGACGAGACGCTTGATGACTTTACTATCTACGAAATCAATGGGTCGGGAGCGACCACAGGACTCCGATTAAAAGTGAGAATACGACCTATTGTAGACGAGTCGGGGTCTACGGTCGCTTTTACGGGGACTGAATGGGAGGTTACAGAGATATTATCACCTGGTACTGCATATAATGTTAACGATACGTTCACTCTAAGTTACACACATACACATCCAGACACTACATCAAGCACTTTAACAGTCAATTTGAAGATTACAGCAGTCGGTCCTGTTGATACTACGTCCAGTGTATCAGGTTTTGACGTGTTAAGGACTGGTGATACTATCAATGGACACACCATCACCCGCGTTTTCCACATGTCAGAGGGTAATTTCCCTTATCATGTAGCATATATTGACGGGAATGGTAGTAATTTTACAAAAGATACTCAATATACGTCTAATAGAGCACATCAAATCACTGCAGTAGCAGGTAAAGGTATAGCGGATCGTGCTATTTTAGTTGGAAAGTATGAATTTTCCGATAAATCCATGCAATTTGTCACTGCAGACATCGATTCAAGTGCACCTGACATCTTTAATAGTATAAAACAACCTGATGTAACCCTTGAAATCACAAATGGACGTGTTACAGGTGCTACAATTAACAACGGAGGCACTGGTTGGAACCAATTAACAGAAGAACCAGACGTAATTATCACTCCTCCTATCATTGATTCGGGAAGACAGGCAGAAGTTAAGGCAACTTTTAGTGCAGGTGTACTATCTGCAATAGAAATTAAGAACGGAGGTAGCGGATATGACGAAAATAACCTTCCTCAACTTTGGATTCGCAATAATTACAAGAAAAAAACGGAAACTTTTACAAATTCTGCGTATGATAGTCAATTTAGTCGTCTAAATGAAGAATTAATGACCTCTTTTCCAAAACCAGAGTATAATGAAGTCGATACATCCTTTATGCAAGCGTTAGATCCGACTACTTACAACAGATTACTTGAATTAGGCATTACTCCGAGCACTTTAGAACAAATAATTACTGAAAATAAGGCAAATGCGGGTAAAGGAGCGAATGTTGTTGCTCCAGAAATGTCAAGTGCGGATATTCAGTCGTTAGATGATGCATATCAACAAGTTTTACAGTCAGATACCACTACAACCCGTGAACCCACAATCGAAATTAAGTTAGATAACGATAGAAGACGTGTTTCTATCATGCCTCAGCGTAAATACTCCTCTAGAGCGACTAATAGTATGCGTGAAATAGTAGAAGCGAAGTATGATCTTAACTTTTTAGACAAAGATGCCTATATTGACTCATCATTGAAGCAAGTTTTGATAGAAGAGCTTGCAAGAACACAAGCGGAACGTTCTCAATCAATAGATGACATTACACAAACCTCTATTCCAGAGGTAAATAACGTCAAAGAGAGTTTTGTTGAGACAGTACAAGGGTCTTTTACTGAATTACCTGCTGCGTCAAGCAACACTAAATACTTTATGACACAATACCGTGCGGATACCGCAAAAGAAACCACACTGAATGTAACGTTGTCTATGAATCCCGTCAATACGGGATGTGCTCATTTTACATGTAATGCACCAAGCGGAACAGGAAGTTCAACAAGCAGTGATGGTAGCGGAGGAACAGTAACTACGAACTATACTATGTCAGGTCTTTTAGGATCAGGTTGTAAAGCATGGAGTGCAAGCGGAAGTTTGCGAATGTTCCATGATTTAAGTTCAGCTGCGGTTCAAGCAGCAGATGCGGGAGAAGCATACGGTAATCCTTTCCAGATAACGTAATGGCAGCAGGTACAGGAGCAGCACTCTATATGGGTAGTGACAGTGGTCACGGAGTCGGGGTTGGTGCATCGCATCATCCTGGTTTAGGTGGTGGTGTGCTACCTAATTGTCCACATCCATCACTTAGTCCTACAGTTGTTCCTAGATCCGTGAATGCTATGGATGCTACAACCATCTGGCCACCGCATCCTCAATTACCTGCGGGACCTTATCTAAGAACTGTTATTATCAATGGTCAACTACCGATTATTGATCAAGATATTCTCACACCTCATCCTACACCCACACAGCACACAACAACGTCTGTTGGGTTTAAATGTATTACAGTGCGTAATACACCTGCCTGGTGGTGCACCATAGGAACTGCAGGTGGTAGAGAAGCAGCTGTAGGTCATTCTAGAAAACTTCTTGCTACAAGTAAGACTGTTTTCATTAATGGTCGTCGAGCAGGTAGGTTCGGAGACCCACTGGGTGATAATACACCCGCATTCCCCTGTAACTCTAGAGTAACAGGATGTTCACCTAATGTATTTGTTGGAGTTTAATTATGGCAACTAGATTTAACAATGGTATACCAACTGTTGAAACTAAACCGAAAAAGACACGTCAAGGACGTGGACAGCACACAAAATATAGTGCAACCTCTTCAAATAAAAGAAAAAAGAGATATCGGGGTCAAGGTCGCTAAATAATACAGGACACTTCCTGTACTAATGGCATTAAAACCTGTAACTGGCACTTCTTTTAAGAAATCTCGATCATTTAAAGATGTTGGGATGAATTTTCGCTTGAATGCAAACACAAAGGACGTTGCTGCTGTGATAAATGACAATGCTATTAAACAATCTATTAGGAACTTAATTTTAACAGTTCCTGGCGAGAAACCATTTCAACCTTCCATAGGTTCTCGTGTTTCTGAGCTCTTATTTGAACCACTTGATAACTTTACTTCTGACGCTGTTCGCCAAGAGGTAATAAATACTATTCAACAGTATGAACCTAGAGTAACCCTTACTAGCGTTGACATTAATACCAGATTTTCTGAAAATGCTTTTGATGTTGTTATTGAGTATAAGATTGTAGGACTACCAACTGTCGAAACTATCGAATTCGTTCTTAAGAGACCAGAATAATGCAACCAAATAATCTAACAGCATTAAATTTTGAGGATATTAAAGCCTCAATTAAATCATACCTCAGAACAAGGTCAGAATTTACCGATTATGACTTTGAAGGGTCTTCACTTTCCTATCTGATTGATACTTTAGCTTATAATAGTTATTATAGTGCATTTAATGCTAATATGTCGATGAATGAGGCATTTTTGCCATCGGCAACAGTTAGAGATAATATTGTTAATATTGCAAAATTACTAAATTATGTTCCACGCTCTATTGTTTCGGCAAAAGGGTGTTTAAAACTTAGTGTACAGACAACTGCTGCAAATGGAGCATACCCTTCAAGTATAACTCTTGCAAAAGGTGCAGTTGCAACTGGTGGAAACTATATTTTTAACATTTTAGAGTCAGTCACGTCTACAGTCAACGTTACTACTGGTATTGCTGAGTTTGATAACGTAATGATCAGTGAAGGTAGTATTGTAAACTTTTCATATACTGTAAACACCTTTACACAACAAACTTATAAGATTCCTTCGGAAGATGCTGATATTGCAACTCTATCAGTTAGAGTAAAACAAAACGAATCATCTACAAGTTCAGATTTATACAGTCGTGTAGATACAATCACTGACTTAACTGCATCAACTCGTGCATACTTCATTTCTGAAGGTGAGGATATGCGTTATGAAGTTAAGTTTGGTGATAACACAGCAGGTAGGGCACTTAATGATGGTGAAATTGTACAATTAGAGTATTTGGTATGTGCAGGTGCAGAAGCAAACGAAATTAGTAATTTTTCTTTCATAGGAAGTATTACTGACTCAAATAGTGTTTCATATTCACCTTCAGTAGTTACAGTAACTGTAAAAGATCGTTCTCAACTAGGTTCTGCTGCAGAAAGTGTAGAATCTATCAAATATAACGCACCAAGATATTATTCTTCTCAATATCGTGCAGTAACAGCACAAGACTATGCTCTAATTACAAAAAGAGTGTATTCTAACGCTGATTCTGTAGTTGCATATGGTGGTGACACTTTAAATCCTCCTGTATATGGAAAAGTTTATATTGCAATCAAAACTAAGACAGGATCTCTTCTAAATGACGCAACTAAGAAAACTATTGCTTCGGATTTAAGAAAATATGCAATGGCATCGATTGATCCTGTTATTATTGATCCAGAAGACATTTATATCTACTTAAAAGTGTATGCACAGTACAATACTGCTACTGCAACAAATACTTCTGACATTAAGACTAATATTCAGAATGGTATTAATGATTGGGCAACACAAACTCAAATTAACAACTTCAATTCTACATTTAGATCTGGAGATTTTGAAAAAGCAGTTGCTCTTTCCGATGATTCTGTTACTGACGTATCAATTCAACTTTCATTGTTAAGATACATTAGACCAGTTACAAATCAGACTAATACTTACTGTATTGCTACTGGTGGTGCACTATATGATAGTAATCCTAGTAATAATGATGGAACTGCTTGTAAGAAGGAACCAATCCTTTTATCTGGAACATTTAGGACTGCTGATAGACCTGGCATCGATCAACAATTTGAAGATGATGGATTTGGTAATTTAAGAACCTTCTATAATACTGGTAATAAGAAAGTTTACACAAATAATGCTGCTGGTACAGTAAATTACACCACTGGTGAAATATGCTTTGGTCCTATTGCTATTATTGGTGCGGGTGTAAATAATCCAACATCAGGTGTAACAATTACAGATACCACAACAGGTGCTGGTTCTGTTACTGATTCAGCATTACTTCCAACAGATTTAGCAATCCCCGTTCTGTTTATTCCTGCTAACGTTTCTACAGTACCTGCTTCAACACCAGGCACAATTATTAATGTTATCAATCCAGAAGTAACAGTAGTTCCACTTGGTTCTACTCCACCTCCTACTATCCCACTA